AATTCACTTGCATCTACACCATAATTTTCAAAAACCGGATCTTGCATATACCCATCTACTAATGTTTTATCAAAATCCCACACAATCGCAATTATATTTGCCATAGTTCCATCCTCCCTGTATTTATAAAAATCTGATTATATGGTACCATATCTTCCAGTTTTACACAAACGAAAAAGACATCCGTTTCCGAATGCCTTCTAAGTAGGTTTATCCTTATAGGGGAGAAATCGAGCCGCCGGTTTCCGCCTTTGGCTCAAGTATTATTATAACTGTGCATCCTGTGCTTTTTGTGCGTTTTTCAGAATATCATCAATTTTTCTACTAATCCTGCTACGATCCAGATGAACGCTCTTGCCAACCTGCTCCTGTGTCACCGGCTTCCTGCCATCAATGAACAGCTTCCGGAAGATGCGGTGTGCCAGACTGTCCGGTATCGCATCTACGAATTGCTCCACCTCTTTACACTCCTGCTCCAGAGCTTTCTTCCGCTTAAGATCACGGTCCTGCAATCGTTCGTATTTTTCCTGGTCAAACCCAACCACACATTGTGGCATCGGATAACCTTTGCTGTAATCAAATATTACATCATTCCCGATCATAGTATCTGACTTCCAGCGGTTCTGCAGAGCATAATCCAGTTCCAGTATCTCAGCTTTATTGCTCCGGTATGCTTTCAATCTTTCCTTTGTCATCTTCTCCAACGGCATCGCCTCCCTTATTCCTCTCCTGCAGCGTTGCCCTGCTGCCACCTTGCTGTATCTGCTGCCATATCAGATATGACAGGATTCATTCCGGATTACCACCGACTGCTGCAAGGTAATCAAGTAATATCTCCATTGTTCAACTCTTTGTGCAACTGTTTAGTTGGTGTATTAGTTGATCTATCAGGAGAATTGTCAAAAATATTTCCAACTACTTCATAATTCTCTGTTTCAAATTCGCTGATATATTCCTTGTCAATGCATCCCCGCTGAGCCATTACCCAACCGTTTCCGCTCCACTCTACCTTAAATTGCGAAACATCTTCTGGAAATTCCTCATCAATGTGTCCTTCCATAATGTCACCCTCAAAAATCAGCTTTCCATTCTTATCCTTAAGCCCTGTGCACTGGCAAATAGTAGTTGGATTAACCTCATATTGTAAAAATCTGTTTGGTAGTCCCCAATCTGTCATTGTTTCGTGCAGGATGTAGTGATGTACTGGAACTGGTGGTACATCTCCAATCGTGCAATATGTTGTCTCAGAGATTCTGCAATAATATCCCTCTACCCATTCATCAGTTTTAATATGTTTTGCTTTCGTCAAAAATCTTTCTCTATTTGTCATAACTTCCACCTGCCTTTACTATCTCAATTGCCTCATCCAGCCCATACACATCCCCCAGCGTTATTTTATTTCCTGCATGAAAGGCAGCTTCTCGTCTACCTTTCAATCGTTCTATAACCGCATCCACATCGTAAGCTGTTGGCTGACTCTCTACTGCTTTCATGCAGTTCTGGATAGTGTCATATTCTACCCTTGCAATCATCTGGCCTTTAAGACTTCCACTACCTGGTGATGCTGACAGTGCGTAGTCATTCAGATAAACTAGTAATTTGTCCGCATCGATCAATCTCACTTTGCGTCACTCCAATCTAATTTCTGCCCGCAGTTCGGGCAATATGCGCAATCGCATTCTCTTAATGGCAATGTTCTGCATTCCGGACATTCTCCCACTGCTGTTCCAATTGCCACATTATATGCAATAGGAATCACTTTCTTTGCTGTCTGCTTGGAATCTCCATCTATAAACCGTCTGATTTCTGTCACTTCCTGTTGCAGCTGCTCATCAGTCTTTTTCATGATTTACCATCCCTTTCTGTAATATCGTGCACTCGTATCATCTGTGAAATGGATAAGTACAGATTCCGGATATTCTTTCTTTGTGTCGTCTTTTTCGTATTTTGCTTTATCGACCTTAATCGGAATTTTGTGTGTTTTTTCACATTTTTCTGCTGTATCAAAATCTCTATATTCGACTCCACAAACGTTACATTTATTAACCGATTGAGGCGCTTCTTACCAAATCCAAACTTATCATGTAAAACTCAGAAGCCGATTTCCAATGCATGATTTGCCATTGTGACTCCATATCCAGCAAGCTGACGATCCCTTGCATCTTTTCTGGCTAATGCGTCAATCTCATCTTGCATCCAACCGTACTTTGGTTTATTTTTTTTCTTTCTGACCAATTTGTTACTCATTTTTCTTCTCCTCTGCCATTGCATTAATTACCGGCGCATAAGTGATTGCCATGTTCTCAGCAAATTGCAGCAGCAGCGGATTGTCTTTGTACTTTTCCACCAATGCACTCATCTGCTTGGTGTACTGCCGCATATCCCCGGACCGCCGGTAATCTTTATAATTCTTCCATGCCGTATTCATGACATCCTGTATTTTCTCATGCATAATATTACTCCTACTTAAACGGGCACTCGTCTGACTCATCAATATCAGCACTGTAAAATCCATCTGATTTATCCCAACCATACTGATAATCCAGATCATCACCATCTCCATATATTCTTTTTGACCGCTCATCATAATCCAGAATGATTCCATCCAGATTGATTTTTCCAAACAACCGGTTCTTTGCCACGATCAACTTGCGCTGTTCAGCACTCATGCTCTTTCCAATCTCATCGCTGTTCCCGCGGTTATATCCAATTGTCAGACCTGCAAGGTTTGTAATATCGCCGGAACCGCTTACCTCATCGTTGATATCCGTGGAATAACCATTCTTCCTCTGATGTGCTACCAGAAGAATCAAGCAGTTGTATTTGATTGCCAGTTTCGTCAGATTCCGGACAAATTGTCCCTGCTGCTCATATCGGTCACTGCCACGCTGTTCATCGATATACATTGCTGTCATAAGGTTATCGATCAGGATCACCCGGACACCATACTGCTGGATGGAACGCTCAATACTTTTGAGCAGATCTTCCTTTTCATCATTTTCAACGATCCGGTTATCATAAATGAATGCCTTTTCCTGATACCATGAATTGATCAGCTCCTGATTGGCATTTGTAATAAAACGGTTCACTGTTCCATAGTCTGTCTGATTCTCTACGATGTGGTGCCTGCCGGCCACCTGGAAGTCAAACCAGCTTTTATACAGGTAATTCGGCAGCTCCCCGGAATATGTAAACGCTGCATATCCCTGATCTATGACACGAGCAACAATCTGGCTGGCCAGTGTTGACTTACCATCACCGCGCTTACCGGCTATGACGCAGACCATTCCAAACGGCAGACCGCCATAGAGCATTTTATCCAATTCGCTGATGCCGCTCTTTACCTTTTCCAGTTCATAAATATTCACATTTTCTACTTCTGATAATGGCACCACATGATTCACCGGAAGATACACGGCATTTTCCACAGCATGTCTGATACATTCTGTACCGTATTTCTGGAGCATTTCATTTGCATCTTTACAATTCCTGTAATCAGCTTCCCTAACGTGCTTTATGCGACAGGGAAAACGTCTGGCGACCTCTTCCAGCAGTGTGATATGATTCTTTTCAAAATCTCCAAAAACTATGATTTCTTCAAACTTACTCACCCAGTTGTAACAATACGGCACCCAGGTAAACCCTTTTGCCCCGGTTGGGACAGATACCGCATTCTCCATTCCTGCTGTTACCACACTTAAACTGTCAAGCTGACCCTCTGTTATGATCAGCCGATCGAACTTGTCATTGCACTGCTTCATTCCAAACAGGATTGGGCGGCAGTCCTTTTCGCACCACTCTTTATTTTTGTCTTTGGTCTTGTCAAAATCGGTTTTCCGGTACTTGATAAATCTCAGTTTCCCTGTTTCATCGTAAAATGGGAAAACCAGGATATTCTGCTGCTTCTCTAAGGTTGTGATCTCATACTGCTCCGCAACAGCTGCACTAATACCACGTGATTCCAAATAAACAACTGCCGGCTCTTTCGGTTTGATTGGTTCTGCCGGTGTCTTAAAACTCCGGTACTGTCTCTTTGGCCGATAGTATTCATCCACTTCATTTCCAAGACTGAAATCAAAATCTCTTGATAATGTCAGCATATTACCGGTTACTCCACATCCGGCTCTCAGACATTTAAACTGCCCGGTATTGAGATTGATAGAGAATGTATCTTTATCATGCCCTCTGCCTTTACAGTACGGGCACTCCGCAAAACGAAGTTCATCACCTATCTGTCTTGTCCTTGCTCCATACCAGCGCGCAAATCTCATCGCATCGCCTGGATTAAATTCATACATTCCCATTTCCAATACCTCTTGTCAGTTCATCTAGTTTCTGATTCAGATCATCAATCATCCGCATGTAGATATGCCAGAGCTTTCCATCCATACAATCAGCCTGCAATTCTTCCAGTATGGCAATCTGTGCTTTAATTCCAACAATCTCCTGCTCATGATTCATCGTTCTTCTCCCGTTGGGCTTTCCACGCCTCCCATTTGCGAAGCGATTCTTCCGGATCTTCCCACTCATCATCGTCTTCCGGAGGATCAGGCGGAGCAGGTGCGGGAGCACTATTATTTATTCTTTTCTTCTCTTTTCTTTTCTTAGCGTCATTAACTGGGTTGTTGACGTCATTTACTGGGTTTCTTCCGTCATTAACTACGTTTTGGGTGACTTTAACTAGAGAGTACTCTTTTTTCACTTCAATTCCTTTTCGTTTTGCCACTGCTCTTAAATATCTTTCCTGTATTCCTCTGGATGTGAGGATGTGATATTTATCGAAAAGTTCCTGTGAAAAAATACCTACCCTGATACAAGCCTGTACAACTTCCTTTATTGTCCCGATCCCGCTGCTCAAACCCATTTTAGACTTGTGCAGAGGGATCAGTTCATCTGACCATTCGCAATAGTAACCAAGCTCCCTGTAAATAAGCTAGTAAAGCTTAACGGCTATTGCAAACCCTTTATCTCCAAATTCAGCTTCTATCATTCCAAATTTGTCATCCAAGTAGCAATCAAGTTCGAAGTAATCCAGTCCCTTTTTATAAGGTCTTGGCATTTTCGTCCTCTCCTAGGATTCTGATAATCTCTTTTCCTGTTTCTTTCTTGCTACAAAATTCAAACCGGACATTGTATCTGTCCCGAATGGTGCAAAGACTCTTGTAGAGCTGCTTCCCATCAACGGCACGCTCTGAGATTACCGTCTTAACCTTCTGGCCGTTAATAGTCCGCCAAATAATCCTGTGCTTTCTTGGGTTTTCCCAGAAATAGACATCTTCCAAACAATTGATATCAGTGCCATGTTCCACCAATATAACCACCTGTATTCCTGCCTGCATCGCCCGGATCAGCTCCGCCTTGAATCTTTCATGCTGCTGCGTGACGTTACCACACAACTCCTGCAAATCTTTCTTCCGGTCAATCACCAGTCTCGGATTATCCAAAGACTGGTAGTCACCAACATACAGCTTTGACCGGAAATACTGTATGTTTTCTATTTTGTCAAATTGCTTCTGAACCCGTTCCCACTCTTTTTTATGTTCCCGGGTATCTACCTGAATCTGCAAGCCAGATCACCGCCTTAATTGAATGGCAGTTCTTCATCAATTCCTGCCGGAATGTTCATAAAACCGTCACCTGCCGGTGTTGCTCCTGCAGCATATCCGCTCATGTGGTTTTTGTATGCCTGTGTTTCATTCTTTTCCGGAATAACTGCAGTTGCCACCTTATCCAATGAAACAAACCAGCGCATCACACGTTTTGTC